TATGCCATTATCTGCGTGCTTTTCTTCTGTTAGCTCTATCGAATACTATTAATAAATCATCACCCGATATTCTTACATCAGGTATTACTGAGCCACCTCCTAAATCATGGTTAGGTACTATACTGCCTGATGAACTACTCATAAATAATTCAGGACCAGCTTCCCCAACGATATATGGTTTATTAGCTGCAACAAAACCACCATTTTGTCGGCCTGGTATTCCTCCCATCATTCCCGTAAGTAAGCCACTAAAGCTAGTTGCTCCTCCAGCTGCTGTCTGTGCAGCTCCTAAGCCTGGAATCATTGCGAATACAGCTGCTAATAAGGCTGCCTTAATTAACATGGCTGCAATCTGCTTAGCTAAGTCTTTAAATATATTACCCATGCTAACAATAAAGTTTTCACCACTTGTTATAGCACTTGCAAAGCTACCAGCAAAATTATCAACCATTGCTAACCCAAAGCTCTTAGCTGACTCTTTCAGAGCATCAATTTTTTCTTTTGTAGCTATTAACGCATCTCCGTATGTTGTATTGATAACCTCTGCTTCCTCCTCCATCTCATCAACATCCATATCAATAAGAGTAACAGGCGCATCTCCTCCAACAGATGTTGTTCCTCCTCCTGTGCCAACACCTATAGCGCTACCCATACCAAACAGAGCATCTTTTGCCTTTGTTGCTGCATTACTTACAGCATCACCAAATGAGCCAAACTCTGTAGCTACCTCAGGCACATCTGCCTTTAATTCTTCTAAGTAACCTGATACAGCTTTAAATGGATTAGTAACGCCCTCTCGGCCTAGCTTTTCCATTAATAGATTATAGCCATCTATAATAAATGAGAAAGGATTGTTTTCTATAAAGAATTGTAAGAAGCTAATAACTGCATTTTGTAACTTAGCAAATACAACAGAGCCAACCTCTTTAAATGCTTGCATGTTATCAGCTACATATATAGCAGCTGCTGATAATGCAGCTAGACCAGCAATAACAGCACCTAGTGGACTCATAAAAAATCCTACAATAGATACTAATGTTCCGAATAAATAAACCAAAGGCCCGATAGATGCCAAAACTCCTCCAAGTGTAATAATAGCAATCTTTAGCCCACTATCTAAATTATTCCAAGCTGTGATCATGCTATCCACTCCAGCCACTAATTCATTCAGTACAGGAATAAGCATCTCGCCTATCTTCTCCATCAAATCACCGAATCTGTTTTGTAATTGTTTTAGTGGCCCAGCACCAGCTTTGGCTGCTGCCTTAGCTTGCCCATCGAATTGACCTTTTAAAGCTAGTACAGCACTATCTAATCTATCCGTACTACCTACAGCACCCTCTATCTGTATTCCGTATCTGCTTAATGCGTTTGTGCTACTTCCTACAGATTTAGCTACTAGATCAGCTGCTGCCGTTAGATTCATTCCTTTGGCTGTAGCCATGTCCTGAATCAATGGTGTAAGGCGCTTAATAGCTTCTTCCTCTAAGCCCATTGATGCGAGCATGGATTGAGCTGCCATTGTTTCCTCATCACCAAAAATAGTAACTTTCTGTAATTCCTGTGCTTGTTTTGTTAGGCTCTTAAATGCTTTTTCATTGCCTTTCAGGGCAGTCATTAATTTAGCCTCTGCTTTGGCTTGAGTATCAAATGCCTTAATGGATGCAGCTGCAAAGGCTGTAAGAGGAGCTGTAAGGCTCATGCTCATAGTTTTACCAGCTTTTTGGATGTTTTTACCCATCTTCTTAAAGCTAGATGATGCTTTGCGCATCTTACTTGTAAACTCGCCTATATCAGCGCCTAGTTTTACAGTTGCCTTTTTTAATCCCATTTATATAATCTTTTTAGGCTCTTTGTTCCTATATCTTTTTAATACTGCCTGTATCTCCTCCTGACTAGCTACCTTTTTCTTTACTTTCTTTTTCTCATCCCAATCAAAAGGCATTAACTCTGTAGGCTTCATCTTTTTCTTTAGATGTGGAGATAAGCATGAATGTACTATCATTCTAGTTTGTTCCCAATGATTCTGCATTATCATCTCCTCTCTTTGGCTATAGCCTATCATTTTATTACTAAAAGAGCGAGGCGTTAAATCATACAGCTCATCAATGGTCATGCTTAGCATTCCTAATCCTTGTTGTTCTAGCTTATCCCAAGTGAAATCCTCAGCATCATCTAACTCCTCACTCTGTACTACTTTCCCTTTTTTTGGGGCTGGTCTATTTTAAAAGCCTCGAATATCTCATTTACTTTAGAGAAATCTTCGTTATCTAACCAATCTTCAATGTCTTTAACTTTGTATTTAAATTGCTCTCCGTTTTTCTTAGCTCCGTATTTTAAACCATAATAGGCAATAATACCTATATGATCTATCTCAGTACCTAGCTGATCAATTTCGTTGAGCTTTAATTTACATTCATTGCAAATCTCTTTTAAAGCTAAATAGCTAAATCTAATCGGCCTCTTTTGGCCTCCAATTTCAACCTTTTCCAATTTATCTTAGTTTATTGTTAGTCTGTTCCTGATGTAATTAAGCCTGTTCCTGTAAATGTTACTGAATAAGTTACATTATCCTCGACTCCTGCATCCATTGATAAGCTAGTAACATAGGCTGAGCCCTCATAATATTTATCTGAGCCTGATGTTGTTCTTTCAGAAAATTGTATAGTAACAGCCTCTCTATTTAAAATATTATCAAAGAAATCTTTGAAATCTAAATCAGATGTAAAATCTTGTAGAGCATCAGTTGATATTTCAAAGCTCATTAATCCAGCTGCTGATTGTTGGAAACCATCAGAATCTTTTGTAGTAATATCTCGCATATCTCTATTTATTGATAAAGATGCTGATGTACTAAATGCTACTGGTGTTTTATCACTAGATCCTTCGCCCTCTGTTTCTATAGTAACAATTATAGCATCTTCTAATATTTCAGCTCCAGCATCAGTTATATATAATGTAGCTGATTCACCTACTACAGGATTAGTGAAATCTTGATAACTATATTCACCAATAGTTGAAACAGCTGAAGCTGTGTAAGAATTAGCTGTTACTAATTTTGCATATATTACAGCTAATACTCCAGCACCTGTGTTTGATGAAGTTGATGATGTTTCAAGTTGTGATATAGGTGAGCCACTAGAATCTACTATATCATTTAGATATACTGATCCGTTAGTATTTAAAGGAGCTGAGCTTTTTACTTTAATTCTTGTAACTTGCTTTTGTCCTGATGGATATTTTCGATAGACTAATAAGTCTGATGCGTTTTTAATTGCCATTGTTTTTATGTTTAGATGTTATACTTTAGATAATGATCCACTACCTTGTAAAGAAATTGAATAAGTAGCATTTTCTTCAACACCTGAACTAATAGAAACAGATGTAATGAATGCACCACCTTTATAAATATCTCCGTTTGCTACTCCAAATGATACTTCAACCTCTGCATTTGCTTGTGTTTCTAGCATAAGAGTAATTAATTCTGTTGTGTTTATTGTGTTTGCGCCAGCACCTACAAAATCCACAAAGCCATCACTAGAAATTTCCCAAGATCGTAAGCCAGGTAAATTGTCCTGATAACCTTGAGATGTTTTGCTAGTGGCTTCCATCATATCTTGAGATATGCTGAGGCTTGCTGATGTTGCATGGAGTAATTGTTCTACAGGCGCCGAGTCTACTGTTGCGTTAATTTTAACAACAATATCAGTTGCGTTTACTATTGCCATTTTTTACTTGTTTTTGTGTTTACTAATTTAAATAATTATTCTTAATCTATATGTGCTTTCAACGTAGTAAAATTTGTTTTCTCCATCGAAATCTGTTGTCTGCGAGTCTAGTACACAACTTTGTATTTTTATTGTGTTATAAGTCCCCTCAGCTACTTTATCTAACAAATGTTGCACTCTTACAGCTACCTCTATTGCATCAGAATACTTAGCCATAAATGACTCTATTTGTAGTGTTACTTTTGTAAGGCCTGGCTTATCTGCTGTCTTTGTGTATTCATTATCAACAGCTAACACATCATAATAAATCCCCTTTTTAGGGCTTGATGTATAAATAGCGCTAGGCTGTATATTACCAGCTCCTCCTATTAACGTAGTTAATGTGGAATCACCTGATAATATATTAAATATCGCTTTTCCTGTTTCTAAGCCTATTGCTGCCATTACTTTAAAAATTTCATTGCTGCCTTAAATATTTCTTCCTCTAACATGCTCTCAGCTTTTCCAGCTGTAGATTCAAAGGCTTTCTGTGCATATCTTCTACCATCAAAATCAACATTATATCCTGTATCATTTCCAAACTCTACCCAATGGCCTACATAACCCTTATTAGACCACTTTCTTTTAACTCTAGGCCCGACGTATATACTAGGAAACTTTTTACTTCTACCTGTAATTTTACCTATAGACTTTTTTAAATCACCACTAGAGCGATTATATTTAGCATTTGAGTAATCTCTACCACTAGGCTCTATATTTGCCCTCATAGCCTTTACTAATGGTGTTGCTGCTTTACGCATACCACTTAATAAAACCTTTTTTGTAAGGCTTTTACTAGCTTTAAATAGCGCCCTGTTTATTCTCTCTGCGCCTTCTATTTTAGCAAATGGCTTCACTCCTTAGTCTGTGCTATTATTTCTATATATGCTTTATTTCCTTGCCCTTTGTATGATACGCCTTGTATATCAAATTCATCACTATCATAGGTGATTGTATCTTTAGCGCTTACATTCTTAACTACGCTATCATAACGTATAGTAAAGACTGCCTGTCTTACGCTTGATAATATGCCACCACTTAACTTTTCTTTAGCTTGTACCCATTTAATAGCTGCGTATTTATTCACGTTTGTATCAGCTGCCGAAAAGCCTCCGTATTCAGTTTCTTGTGTAAATGTTTTTAAATTTACTTGTATTTTATATCTAAATAAACCAGCATCCATCTATTCCCACATATAATTTTTGTACTGATTTATTATTCTTTGATAACCTATTGGCAGCTCTTTTGGGCTTCCAAATGTTACAGCTGTTCTATTATCATAGAAATGGCCTAGTAGTAAATACATTGCCATTTTTAGTGTACGCGTTTCATCACTATCTTCAGGCTCAACACTATATTTTATTTCAATGGCATCCAATCTATCTTTTAGAGTAAATGTGTTTATTAACTCTACCTTTGGCATGCCCATGTAATTAATCCATCTATAATCTGTATCTTCTACTAATGTAGTAAGCACATTGCTACTATTATAATATTTTACATGTTTTGTGCTGCCTAATTTACCTGAGTATCGTAGCTCAAATACACCATAATCAGGCCACTTTTCAAAGTATTCTGTAACATCTAAATCAACAACAGCTGTATTAGTATCTTTAACTACTTGCATACGAGCTATCTTAATTAAATCTGTTATATAAGCATTATCATCAGTATGATCAACACGCAAGTAAGCCCTAGCTTCATCTAAGGTAATAACCTCTGTGCCTGAGTAATCTTCAATTTTTGCTTGTTGTGCCATTCTTTAAATTTAAAAAATAGGGATGGTGTTACCCACCCCTATTATCATTATCACTAATTACGAATTAGTATCTACAAATGTTTGTAGTGTTTGTGTTGGTCTTGCAGCCTTACCATCTACTAAAGTAGTAACTACCAATCGGCCTAAACCTTTTGATGCGTTAGTATATGGATCAAACAATACAGATAAACCTCCAAATTGTCCTAAGTGAATATCAGAGAAATCACCAAATAACATATAATCACCAGCTCCAGCTGTACCATTTGCAGCACGCCCTACGTTAGAAGAAACATAGTAAGGAATAGTGTTTATTGTTTTTTGGAAATTGTCCATAAATCCAGCTACATAATCAGCGCCAGCTAATGCTTTTGCAGCACCTAAACAAGATGCGTTAAATACATAAGCCATACGAGCAGCGTTTGGATTGATGTTGTTTGCAAGTACAGCAGTCTCTACTCCTAAAATATCAGAAATAGCAATTGCAGTTGTACCTGTAGCATAAGCACCAGCATCTTTAAATATAGAAGTTGGCCCACCAGCTGAAGCATCAGCAGCAGCTAACAAGTTTGCTTCCCATTGTGCAGTAATAGCCTGAGCCATGTTACGCTGTAAAGCTGATTCTACGCCTGGATTCTGTGCCATCAATTCAGCACTCATACCAACAACAGAAATCAATTTGTTAGGCTCTAGTGTTACAGTTGAGAAAGATCCTGATTCAGCTACATTTGCTGAAGCATCTAAATTCTCACCGATAAAAGATGCACTTACAGATGATACAATAGGAAATTTTCTATCAGCAGTTAAGCCTGAATAGAAATTAGCACCAGCTTGAGCAAGTACAGAATTAGATTGTAGTTGGTCAATAAAAGATGCTACCTCTACGCCTGCCTGCTCACCTAATGCAGCACGCGTTTGTAATGCAATAGCTGGAACAGCTACTCCTCTGAACATTTGTCCTGGAGCTTCCATACGAGCCTCAGTATCCATCTCTTTGATGATTCCATCTAATTGGCCTGTGTAAGCTGCTTTAGCTACAGCACCGAATGAGAATCGCTTAAGGTCTTTGTCAGTTTTAGCTACATCTTGTGTCTTAAAAGAAACAGGATTGTTTTTAGCTAATTCCAAAGAACGCTCTAGGCGATCAATTCGAGATGCTAAATCGTTTACATTTTTCTCTGTAGTATCAAAAGACTTTTGCTCGTCATCTGTTAAATTACGATCTTCAGCCTCAGCTACATTAATAAGAGCTG